CATTCCTCGATCCATGCCTAAAAAATGAATATGTACGAAGTATTTATTTGTACTAAGTATGTATTTAATCCGGCTTGCATTTCATCATTCAATCTTGCGTGCAATTCATACGAAAAACTTGCAAGCTCGCATCTGAATACACTCAATCCCACTATTCATGCATGGCGTGCAATTTCTAAAAAAAATAACATCACCCAATACCCTTTGCTTTACATGTGTATAGCTAGTGCATTTACACTAACTAGGAGGGGGAGGGGGCTTGCCTAACTCCCTGCGTTCTTTCTATATTATTATCACCCCCCGCATAACTTTTTTCGCAATATGCCCCCCTGGATGGGGCTTCGTTTTGCGCATGGTTATTATGGGGGCACGCCCACCACACCCACGCTCACCACACCCACGCCCCACACCCCCCACACCCCCACGATCCTGCACCTTGCGTGCAGCATGGCCTCGTTACCGAGGGTATTGATATGTAGTTTGAGAAGGGGGGTGTTCCGCTTTTATGTGGTTACGGAACAGGTGATAGAAATAACCAGAGGGGAAATCCTAAACCCCACCGCCACAATACCTGTAAAAGTTAGGTGTCTATAGGTTTATATATTCTATGCCCTGCATGGATAACAACTTCCTTGCATAGTTCTATGAACTCTTGATCGGTCATCATACCTTTTGCCCGGTTTGCTTCTGGGCATACGATTTGCAGGTTATCGAGTGAATTATCGCCCCCTCTTGCGATGGGTAGGATATGATCATACTCGTAGGTATCTGGTTTATTAAAGTCTATGGGTCTGCCTGTAAGTGCGCATGGGAAGTGGTCACCGAATTTGGCTTGTACATCTTTGTAATTGAATGTCATACGTCTTTGAAAGGTGAATGCTTTGCAGGTAATTGCTTTTGATATTTGCCTTGGAGTTTTATTTAAGTACCAGGGGAGTGTAATTTTGTTTGTAGGTTTTGGGTTTTGGAATCTATAGATTTTTTTTCTGTTTAATTTTTCGTGTATGGGGATTTGTATTGTTTTATCTCTTACCTTTTGCCTTGTTTTTTTGCGTAGTGCGTAGGAGACGGTTGATTTTGAACATTTTAATTTCTTTGCAATTTGGTTAAAGGACAGTCCTTTTCTGCGTAGTGCGATAATTTTTTTATTTAGTGGAGTTGTCATTTGGAGTGATATCCACGACTTTTTCCTCTGATGCTTTTGTGGGTTGTTTTTTAACTTCTTTGGTTGCACCCTTTAGGATTGAACGAACTTGATCGGGTGACATGTCTGAAGAGCCGAGAGTTACATTTGCGGATGCGGTTATATTGGATGGTCTGCCTGAGACGGTTAGGAACTTGTCCATGAGTACGGCAACTGCGTAGGCGAGGTTTTGGGGTGGTATTTCGTCTAGTTTATTGTGCAGGGTGTTTAGGGAGTCTGCGACCATATCTGAGAGTTTGTTATTTACTTTGTTTAGGAACTCCTGCTCTGTCATGTCTAGGCGATAGCGTAGGAAGTTACCGATTGACTGACGAAGTTCTGGATCTTGTTTCATTAGGATCTCTGCTTCTTTTTTCCCATTTGATTGTTTGGCTGCAATCTTGGCTGCTGATTTTATAATATTATTTTTTGTCATTTCATCACAGAATCCACGGACTGTACCGGGCTTCCTTGCTCTTCGTTTATATTGTTTTGGCATGAAATTTTAGTTTTTTTCAAAAAGAACTTGATTTGTCAAGATAAAGACTACATAAGGTGACAAATGGATACAGAACGAGCGAAAGGTGTTTTAAAGGAGGCGTGTATGAATTACACGGAGTTTAGTGAATTGGTTGGAGTTAAGCCTGTCACAGTCAGGCTTGCCTTTAGTAATGACCGATTAAGCAAGAAGATGGTTACTTTACTGCTTGAATTGGAGAGTAATCAGAAGGAAGAGGTGGAGAAAGAGGAGAGGGTATTGATAAAGGAGGGGATGATTAAGCAGAGTATGGATGAGATCCGTACTGCGAAGGTATATATGCTACCTAAGAATCCTTACCTTAGATTTATAGAATTTAGTGATGGTACACATGGTCGCATCCGCGCTCAACCTGGCAAGTTTGGATTGGGTAGTGTGGTTAAGGTTAAGAGGGAAGATGGCGATATGTACAGTTTGGAAGGAAACTACGACAGAAAGGACAGATTGATATGAGTGATGAATGTGATGAATATCACGATGAATTAATTGCTGACAGACGGAGGCGACGTGGTGAGGGATGGCGTAATCCGACTGAGGATGAGGAAGAGGAAGAGTAATGCAGAACTAACATGGAAGACTTTGTGGAAGGAAATGAATGCCATGTGCCATACGAGGAAGTCCAGAAAGCATGGTTAAGATTTTGGAACAAGAACGAACTTGCAATCAATTCATATGGCAAGGTCTACCGCACAAAAACGCCCAGGCGAATGCCTGACAGAATAGACGACTTTAGAAATTATGCCAAACGAAGTAAGACAATGTACACATGAGTTTAAGAACTTGATCCATCGCTGGTCAGAGGAATCTGACATGGAGGATGACACTATTGTTGAATGCATGGTTTGCGCAGCAAGGGAGTATTACAAGGAAGATGTAATCGATTTTCAATGCGATATGGACTTAGAGGAGGAAGAAGAATGAATTTATATGCACCCACGGGAGAGAAGATTGAGAATTGGCCATTATGGGTCAGGAGATTAACAGATGAGAATATGGTCTTAAAGCGTAGAGTAATCGAGCTTGAGAAGCAGTTAATGGAGGAGCAAGCAAGACAAGCATGAAGTGGATAGATGGAGATGATGATTGGACTATTGAACAGCAGAAGTTGTGGGCAAGGAAAGCACCCTTTGGGTGGCAGAGATGTTGGAAGTGCGGGTCACAATGGAAACAGTTTTTTGAACCAACCTGTACATGTTGATGAATGAAAGTACCCAAGGGTTTCAATCCGATCTTTTGGAGAAAATACGGGCGAGCGATATCGACATCAGTTGCAGAATTACCGAGGTGCGACTTGAAAAAGCTAGGGCCGCCACCCTTACAATTAAGCCCAGAGACGTTGGAACGGATACGGAAGGCTGGCAAATTGGTGAAAAGGAAATCCCGTGCAACTCGCTCGAAGAAGCAATCATCGTAGGGATAGAGATTCTTAATCGTGGGTAAAGTCACCTATGCAGATGAGATTAACGCACGCTTTGGTCTGCCCTGGACTGAGGATTTAAAGTATGAAAAAGGTGAGTTAAAGTGTGCATTATCGGAAGAAGAGATAGATAGGCTAACTGTACAAGATCCTGTACGAGCAGAAACACTTACTCGATTACTCCTCGATCAACCAAACAGCGAAAAAGAAGATCCAATTGAGTGGGGATGGACATTACCTGGTTGGCGCAGAGTGATGGAGAATTGGGACTCCACAAAAATACATATTATTTTGGGCGGTAATCGCAGTTCGAAAACAACTTTCGCGTCTCGTATGCTTGTGCATTTAGCACAGGCAATACCAGAAGCAGAGATTCGATCCATGCATGTGAGTGAGGAGAGAAGTATCTCAGATTCCCAGCGTTACATATGGGAAAATCTTCCGGCACGGTACAAGAGAAGTAAGAAGAAGGGTGCTAATCATAGCTTACAATATACGCAGAAGAATGGATTCAATGCTGGTAAAGCAATCTTACCACCCACAGACCCTGACGCAGAGCGTGGTAGTACAATATACTTTAATAATTATCGGCAGTATATGGCAGATCCACAAATCTTTGAGGGATGGTCTGCACATTGCATTCATATGGATGAGGAAGCTCCACAAAATGTATTTGAAACATTGGTAGGTGGTAGAACAGTTGATTACCACGGACGGGTCATGCTGACCTTTACGACATTGCAGGGATGGACACCTCTGATTAATAGTTTACTCAAGGGTGCGGAGACTGTGGAGTCTAAATATAGTGAGTTATTAGGTAGGGAGTTACCTGTTGAACAGGTATCCATGAATTGGCCAGATTGTAGAATTTATTATTTTTGGTCAGAAATGAGTCCATTTGTGGATTACAAAGAACTTGTACGGACATACAGTAAGCAACCACAGGAAGTAAAACTTGCTCGATTATATGGCATACCTAGCAAGAGTTTTGAAGGAAAGTTCCCAAAATTTCAGCGTGAAACAAATGTCATTGAACATAGTAAGATACCATTCATTGCTGACCCAACCGTTCAATGTACTCGTTATTTTATATGCGACCCTGGTGGCAGTAAACCTTGGGTTGGATTATGGGCAGCAGTTACGGATGATGGTAAGATTTATGTCTATCGTGAGTTCCCAGACAGCACAATGGGTGCATGGGCAATACCCCATGTGAATGGTGCTGGTAAAGCCGTTGGTAAAGCTGGCCCTGGACAAAGACCACTAGGTTGGGGATATACAGATTATAAAGAATACTTTGAGGCACAGGAAGTGGGTGAGGATATATTTGAGAGAATAGTTGACCCAAGAATGGGTGCAGCCACAGTCCGCACAAAAGAGGGTGAGAGTAATATAATTAATACGATGAGTAACATGGGATTTGTATTCCGTGCCGCACCAGGTGTGTCTATTGACTCAGGTATTGCCAAGATCAATGATGCGTTAAGTTGGGATGATACAGAACCTATGACTGAGGAAAACTGTCCACAACTTTACTTTTCTGACCAATGCGAGAATACAATATCATCCATGCTTGAATACGCTGGTGAGAGTAAGAGTGATTACTTCTCCGATCAGATTGACTGCCTACGATATTTATTTGTGAGTGGTGCGGAACATATCACACATGGTGACATCCAGGTCACAGGTGGTGGAGGATATTAGGTTGACTACATTAGGTGCATAATGTAGTTTTATGCTACACATGCTCTCTGCCAGCGATCCAGAATTATTATACGTATCTAAAGAGCCTGATATTGCTTACCTTGCAGAAGCCTACAAGCGCACGCAAAGTGATTTAGGTGAATGGTTGGATCGTAGGCAAAGGGATTACGATACCCGTCATTGTTTATGGGCAGGTAAATCGGATGACTTTAAGAAGCACGCTTCAATTAATCAGACAGGTGAAGTGTTCCCTTGGGAGGGAGCGAGTGACCAAGAGGTTAGATTAGTGGATGATGCGATATCTTGCAGAGTGGCAATGTCCATGAATGCAATAAGACGTGCGCACATTATTGCCACACCTGTAGAATCCAATGATGTTGAGCGTGCCAATGTGGTAAGTATGTTCCTACGCTGGTTAATCAATACGAAGATGGATGAGTTCTATCCTGAGATTGAGTTGGGACTGAATCATTTATTTGAGAAGGGCATGATGGTTCATTACTGCTGGTACGAGAACCAGGAGTTGAAGCAACAACAGACCATAAAGTTAGACCAAGTTGCCCAGGTATTGCCACAAGTTGCTGGAGCGATACAGGATGGCAGTATGGATGAGGAACTCACAGAAGTTCTTAAATCTCAGTTTGATATTGGAAAGTCCAAAGCTCGTGCAATGTTGCGTGAGTTACGCAGGGATGGAGAAACCACAATACCTGTTACCCGTCAAGTGGTTAGCAGACCAAAGATTCGTGCGCTTGCACCTGACGAGGATGTATTTTGGCCATCCTATGCAATGAATCCACAGGAAGCACCCTATGTATTTCATGCAGTCAGTATGACCCCAGAACAATTAAGGGCTAAAATTAGTACCGAAAAATGGTCAGAAGAGTTTGTGGATGCAGCTATTGAACTTGCCGGAAAGGGTGAGGACAATGACGAGAATTTATATCAGCTAAGAGAGAGTGATGAGTTTACCAGAGATAATGAAAATAGTCTCATTAGAATAGTGTACTGTTATCAAAGACTCTTGGACGAAGACAATATCCCTGGTATTTACTGCACAATTTTACACCCTCAGATTTCGGATCTGTATGCCAAACATCAATTGCTTGATTACGCACATGGGCAGTATCCATTTGTGGTCACTCAGATAGAGAGAACATCTAAGAAATTATACTCTGCACGTTCAGTACCTGAGAGGTTGGAAAGTTTACAACAGGTATTAAAAGCAGAAGTTGATGCTGGCATTGACTCGCAGTCATTAACAACTTTACCACCTTTGGAACACCCAATGGGACGCGCCCCATCGAAGTGGGGGCCAGGTGTCCGCGTTCCATACCGCACGCCAGGAGAGTATAGATTTGCAGACACACCTCGTGGAAGTTCAGCTAATATTGAGATTAGAAGATATATAGAAGAACAGGCAAACAGACTGCTTGGACGTAATGCACCAGGTGTAGATCCAATCGAGGCACAGATGAAACAACAAGAGATTGTGGATAAAGTATTCCACCATCTCAAGTATGTACTCGATCAAGTATATTCCCTTTATCAGCAGTATGGCCCAGATGCAGAATACTTCCGTGTTACAGGTATGCAAGACATGCAGAAGTATGCAAAAGGTAATCCAAACGAAAGGTTTGATTTTTACATGCAGTTTGATGTGGCAACTCAAGATCCAGAGCAAATGCTTGAGCGTGTAAAAGCAATTGCACAACTTGGCGCACAACTAGACAGAAATGGTACGCTGGATACTGAAAGACTTTTACAGATTGCAGTCGGACAGATTCTACCGGGTGCTGCTGAAAGTATTATGTTACCCAAGGAAACTGCATCTCAGAAAGCAATGGATGAAGAGAGGCAAACCATCGCAGAGATATATGCGGGTGTGCCACCCAATGTTAAACCTAATGATGCACATGAGATGAAATTGCAGATATTCCAGCAATGGCTTGCACAACCTGATGTGGCACAAAAGGTACAACAAGATCCTGCCTTACAGGAGCGTATTCAGAATTACTTACAACAAAGACAAATGCAGGTTCAGCAAAAACAAAACGCTGAGATTGGAAGGCTAGGGGCAGCACCCACACAATTTGGACAAACAGGAGCAGCAGCTTAAAGGAGGAAAATATTATGCCAATGGTAGGAGGAAAGAAATTCGGATACGGAAAAAAAGGTATGGCAAAAGCTAAATCATATGCCAAGAAGACCGGAAAGAAGATGGTCAAGCGTAAGAAAAAGTGAGTATTACCTATCGTGGCGAACGTTTTTCTGGTTACAATAAACCAAAGCGAACACCTGGTAAGTCCAAGAAGTTTGCAGTACTTGCTAAAGAGGGTGATAAAGTACGTCTTGTCAGGTACGGTGATCCTAATATGTCGATCAAGAAGAACATTCCCGCCAGGCGTAAATCCTTCAGAGCGAGACATAAATGCGATGAGAAAAAGTCTAAACTAACTGCTGGCTATTGGTCTTGTAAAAAATGGTAGCTAAGAAAAAAGCCAAGTCCCGTGTGAATGAGGCGGGCAACTACACTAAGCCTACCATGCGTAAACGCTTGTTTGCAAAAATTAAGGCAGGATCAAAGGGCGGTAAAAGTGGACAATGGAGTGCGCGTAAAGCCCAAATGCTTGCGAAACAATATAAAGCAGCAGGTGGAGGATATAGATAATGGCATTAGCCAAGTCTCAAAAATCGCTCAAGCGATGGGGTAAGCAGAAGTGGCGTACAGCATCTGGCAAGAAGTCATCTGAGACAGGTGAGGTCTATGCACCATCCAAGACAATTAAGAAGTTAAAAAGCACCAAAGCAGGCAGAGCAAAACTTGCCGCAGCAAACAAAAAGAAACGAGCAGCCACCAGCAAAGGTAAACAATATGCCAAGCATGGATTGCACAAAGGTAAAAAACGATGAGTCCCCGCAAAAGAAAAACATACCACGATATAGACCCGGATGAAGCAATCCAGGCATTAGCCACTTTAAAGAACGATCCACACTTTAAGAAGTACATTGAGATGCGTGAAGCAATGCGTGAGGAAGTAATACGCCAGCTTCAGACAAAAGCAATCATCGACTGCACAAATCGACATTACATGATGACAGGTAAGTTGGAAGCGATTGATGAAGAGCTAGACACTTTCTATAAATTATAATTTCTTTGCTCGTAGATAATAGCCTCTATGGTCTTATGGGGTAGGCCATAGGGGCTTTTTTGTTGCCTTTTGTGGTACAATCAACTACATTTTGCTACACTAGGCTATTCATGCCTTGAATAATTATGGAAGAAGCAATTCAAGAGGTTAACTCAGAGTCCTCCGAAAACTCTGTGGATGTTACAAACGAAGGTAATCTTTCCATAGCTGATCTTGCAACTAACTTGATGCAGAGACGCGAGGGAGAGGATACACAATCAACCGATGTTGAAGCAGAACCCGTTGAAGAAGCTACGGAAGAAGTTGAAGCAGAGGATCAGTCTACTGAAGAACCGGATGAATCAGAGGAGGAATCAACTGAGCCGCCCGTAGAACCTTCAGATGTTCTTTCAAAGTTTAATATAGACCTGGACTCATTATCCGAAGAGGAATCCAAGGACTTAGCAAAGCAACTAAATGCTTCTGCGATCAAACGATTTGGTCGTTTAACTGCACAGAAGAAAGCACTACTTGCTGAGAACGAGGAGTTACAAGCACAAGTGGAACAAACTCCACCGCCTGCTGAACTTCCGTCATTCCTCAAAGATAATGCCTTGCATAATGTCAATGACATCCAAACACTAAGTAAAGAAGTCGATAACCTTAATACACTCATTGAATGGGCAGACGAGGGGATGGAAAACGAAGTCGAGTACGATGACAATGGCAATGAATATGTACTGAAGCAAGAAGGCAAGACTTACACCAAGGCAGACTTAAGACGCATAAAAGCAAATGCTAAAAAAGTACTTCGTAAAGATGCGCCAGCTAGAGAAGCCTGGATTAAGGAACGCCAAGCATCAGATGACCAAGCAATCAAAACATTTAACTTCTTAAGTGATGGTGAAAGTGATGATTATAAAATGTTCATGCAGGTAAAACAAAGTCCGCTTTACAAACCATTGGTCGATCATTTACCAAACAGCAACTTCGCACTTGCTCTCATGGTTGAAGGATTGAAATCAGTAAAGCAACGACAAGAGTCCAAGTCTAAGCCCAAGCAACTCAAGAAACCATCAGCACCTGTGGCAAGCACCGAGGCAGCAGTAAGTAAACCGAGGAGTGAGGGAAGTAAACAGAAAAAGGCTCTGCAAGCGGCTAAGGCCAAATATGATAAATCTGGATCAATAGCAGACTTTCAAAATTACATTCAATTAAAACGAGGTCTAACAATCTCAAAATAACATTTAACACAAGGAGGATAACAAGATGGCATTAAGTACATCATACAATACATCTGGAAACCGCGAGGATTTAACTGATATTATTTCAACGCTTGAACCAGAATCTACACCATTTGTCTCAATGGCAAAAAAAGCTCAAGCGACAGGTACGTTCTTTGAATACCAGGTCGATAAATTAGACAATCCTGAGTTTTCAGGAGTCAATGAAGGCGAGGACGTAACTGCATTTAAGAACCAAGTTGCTGATCGTGCAAAACTTGGAAATTACGTTCAAGTCTTCCGCGATACATTCCAAGTTTCAAACATCCAGGAGCTTGTAAATACTGCCGGAGTTGCATCAGAATTTGCTAATGCTGAAGCTAAAGCAGTTCGTAACGTTAAGCGTTCAATTGAATCTGCATTCTGTTCTTCACAGGATCGTCAAGCAGACGCTGGAGCAGGCGCACCATACAAAACTCGTGGTATGTTTAAATGGTTAGGAGTTGGTGGTCAACCATCCGACATCCCTGCTGACTTCCAAAACGTTGCTAATGACACAACAAGCCCACAAACCGAAACAACTTTCAATAGCGTTCTTCAAGAACTCTATGAAGCTAACGGTATGCCTGGTGGACAGTTGACACTTCTTGCTGGCCCAACTCTTAAAAAAGAGATTAGTCAGTTCAGTCGTCAGCTTGCAGCTACTAACGGAACTTATGTAGTTAACCAAGACGCTGAGTCTCGCAAGATCACATTGACTGTGAATTTGTATGAGGGAGACTTCGGAAATGTGGCAATAGTGCCTACGTTATTTAATTTGAGAACAAGTGGTTCATCTACAGTTGATGGTGACGCTGGTCTTCTTATTGATCCAGAGTATGTTGCAATGCATTCATTAAAAGCTGAGTCAGTTACTGAACTTGAGAACCAAGGCGGAGGTCGCAGAGGTTTTGTCGACGTAATTGCCGGACTTGCTTGCTATGCGCCAAAAGCACATGCCTACTTCAACTAATTAATTGCACAATAATATTAACATAAGGAGATTTAAGACATGGCAGAATTATCCAACAATGAAGCAGGTCGCGGGTTTACTCACATTTACACCGCAACCTATGAAGATTTGCAAACTATCGGAAACGGTGGTCAGGCAACAATCGCAACCATCCCTGCGGGTGGTGCAGTAGAGTGTGTAGGCGTATATGAAGCTGAAGCATTTGCTGGCACAACTTCCCTCGTCATTGATGTGGGAACTAGCTCAGGTGACCCTGATGAGTTCATCGATGCTCTTGATGTAGACGCAATGTCTGCACCTGTGTACAACACAGGAGACGCATTCACAGATGGTCAGTCACAACCTGTAGGTGGCACAAGTTCTGATACTTCCGTATTATTGGAAGTGACAGACGCAGCTATCGCATCAGCAACTGCTGGTAAGATTGTTATCGGATTACGCATCATCGACCTCGGTCAATTTGCTTAATTAACTTTGAGGATTGGGAGTAGTCTGCAAATGCGGGCTACTCCCTTCTTCACAACTTAAATACTATGGCAGACATTTTTTTACCTAAGTGGAAACACGGAAACGGATCTCAGTTTATGAAGAACTTAGATCGTCATTTGCGTTACGAAGTAGACCTTGAAAAGTACGAGGCTAAAAAGCGTGAAATAGAATGTGGTAAAGAAAACCAACACGGTGGTCAAATCGAGGGACTTGGTCAGCTAAAAGGAACAGTACCAGCGCGTGAATACTTTCGCTGGCATCAATACAAGCAGGGATGTTGGGGTGATAAGAGCTTCGTAAATGAGTTCTTTCGTGATAACCCATCATTCAAAGCTAAATCATTTTCAAAAAAGACCTTCGTCCAGGGAGGTTTTAATAAACCTAGTTTCGCATGAGACAAGTAGCAGTAAGCACCATGCTGACCAATCTAGTGAGTATGGTTGGCGTGGATTCTTTTCTTACTGCTGAGTCAACTGCGGCAGTACGTAGTTTTAATCGCTTCGGAAAACTTGCATGGGATCGCACATCTTGGCCATTCAACTCTCGCCTTAACCAAGTAATACCAGATGTGCGTGTACGAAGCGTACAGGTTGGTAGTGGTGGTAGTGGATACACATCTGCACCAACCGTGTCCTTTAGTGGTGGAGGTGGATCTAGTGCAGCAGCAACTGCAACTATCAACAACGATGGTCAGGTAAATGGAGTTGCAATTACAAACAATGGCACAGGATTCACAGGCACACCCACAATCAGCTTTAGTGGTGGAAGTGGTAGTGGAGCAACTGCAACTGCAAGCATGCTCACATATATCGACTTTGGCACAACTATAAGCGAGATATTCCGTGTGACTGAGAACGATCCATACGGAACAAATACAACCAATGACTTAGCATTTAAAAATATCTATGCAAGTGGATCTAGCGACTATGGTGAGGCAATCCTGCCAGACCGTAGTTCCACATCACCTGTATGGGTATATTATCGCGCACCCTTTCCTGAGTATGCGAGTGACGCAAGTGACTTCCCATATGTATTTAGCGAGTATTCTGTAGTTGGTGCTTATGGGGATTGGTTACAAGCAGACGGTCAAACAGATAAAGCACAAGTCATCTATCAACAAGCAGAATCAATTTTACAAAGTGAGTTGGACAAACTTGAACGCCAGGAAGGTCAGACTCAACCAATACAATTTATAACTTACGGAACAACGGCAGCAACATCTGCATAACGAAAAATATCATGGGATCAGCATCAGAATACAGAGGTTTAGGACTTAACGGAGGTGAGTATATTAATACTACCGATGCAAAAACTAACACAAACGGATGGTTTGCAATACTCGCAACTGAAGACACAGTCATCGCAAGCATAACAAGTAATATTGATAACTTGTCAGACATAACTAACTCACAGGACAGTACAATACTATCTGCCAATACTGCAATTTATGGAAACATAACTGCGGTGCAGTTAACAAGTGGAGCAGTCATAGCTTACAATAAGTAATGTCACTCACCCTCGATCTCAATCTTAGCGTTGCCCGGACAACCACGGGTAGTGGAACACCTAGCGGGCCAAACCTTGTAATACTTACCCAAGCAGGTGCGTTTATGAAGACTGAGGATGGGCTTTTTTTAGAATTTGAATTTTAACATTTATAGATATGAATAAAAAGATTACTGCGCTACCAGAACTAACAAGTCCAGCAGGGGCAGACTTACTTGCAATTGTTGACGATGTTGCTGGAACACCAACAACTAAAAAAATAACTGCAACAAATATAATGGGACTTGCCCCCGTGCAAAGTGTTGCTGGAAGAACAGGAACGGTAACTGTAGACGCAGGTGACTTAACAGATGGTAACTTTGATGGAACTGCAATCTCAGGATTCGATGCTAGTATAAACGACAAAACAGGAACTGCATATACTTTACTCGCGAGTGATAATGGTAAGGTAGTAGTCCTTAATAACGGATCAGCAGTAACTGTAACTGTACCTAGCGGATTAGGTGCTGGATTTAATTGTTCGTTCGTACAAAAAGGTGCAGGTCAAGTTAGCTTTAGTGCATCTTCAACTACTATCAATAACAGACAGTCCCACACCAAGATCAACGCTCAGTACGGAGTAGCTAGTTTATTAGCTTATGCCGCTGACACTTTTGTTCTAGCTGGAGACACAGCTTCCTAAGAATGTTCGTTCTTCCTACATTTGGTCTGGGAGTCATAGGCAGTCCTACAGTACCGCCTGAGACTTTTGATACTGCTACTTTGGAGAATGGGCAAAATGGTGCTGGTAATGATAATACTTTGACTCTAACCATTCAACCTTCATCAGCGATTACAGCTAGTGGAACAATTACATTGGCTGGACTTACAGGATCGCAGACATCTGATAGTGGCTCGTTAACAGTTGGAGGTGCTGGTGCAGCAATCTTTGGTTCAAGTGCAGATTGGACTCAGTCAAGTGGTACTTTAGTTCTTACTGTTGCTGGCGGTCAAAGCGTACCAACAGGTTCAGATACTGTAATTACATTTACCCTAACTAACCCAGCTACAACTTCATCAGGAGTCACAGGAATTACATTAGCATCTAGCGGATTTACGACTGCTGATATTAGCGGAACATTCTTGGATGCAGTAACTCTATTCAATGTTACAACTAGAGATACTGAAGCTAACATTTTAGCAAGCACACCTACTAATCCGAGTGGAGAAGTTAACATCGCATTCGGAACTGATACTAATGACTTTTACATCTACGCTGGCAGTACTTGGTATATATATAAGGATTTTAACAACTATTCTATAAACTTTGATGGTACTGATGATTATATAGATTGTGGAGTGATTACTGGTCTTCAAGGGGCGAGCAATGGGGCTATATCTGTTTGGATCAAACCTGATACCGCAGGACAAGCACCTAATATCGGATATAGACCTTCTGCTTCTCATCAATTTGTTCTGACTTTTGTGGGAGGGACTTTATATTTTGGAATAAGAAACGGATCAATAGCGAATATTTATACAACCACTGCCATACCTAATGACACAAATTGGCATCACTATGTAGCGACTTTTACTAGTGGTACTGCAAAAATTTACATTGATGGTAGTCAAGTAGCTGGTACGCAATCTGGTAGTAATCCAAGCACTATATCATCCACATCGGGTAGTTTTATGATAGGCAGAAATGGGAATGACAATAAATATACCGATGGATTACTTGATGAAGCTGCTCTTTTTAACACAGCAATATCTGACTCAGATGTAACTGATATTTACAATGGTGGAGTACCTAATGATATATCTTCTCTTAATCCTATAGGTTGGTGGAGAATGGGAGACAATGACGGAGGAGCAGGAACAACCATTACAGACCAAGGAAGCGGAGGGAATAACGGAACGCTTACTAATGGCCCAACCTTTTCAACATCAGTACCATAATAATGAGAAACTACTGCATAATAAATTCTGATGAAGTTAGTTCTGTTAATTTCGATCAAGTTGCAGAAACATCCGCTGATACTTTGAGGTACTCAATAGACGGTACACAAACTTTCGTTAAATACGAGGGTGAGCAACCATCCTTTTTAAGCGGTAAACAAGAATATACCCACTCAGAAATTCTAGCAATCTTAGCAACGGATGAGTGGACAAGTGACGACATTATTTAATAGCTATGCCAACTACAATACCAACAACCACTTCATCCACTCGTCCAGGTAGTCCCTCGACAGGTGATGCTTACTTTGAAACGGATACTAATAATTACATCATTTATGATGGTGCGAATTGGCGAAGTTTTGGTAGTAATATTTCAAATAGGTTTTCAGCTTTTTACGATGGTACAGATGACCACTTCACAGGCACACTACCTACTACTTTAATGTCGTCAGATTTTACTACCTCAATTTGGTTAAAAGTCCCAGGTTCAGCAGTAGCCGATGGAGCTATTTACGCAAATAATTATAGTGCTAGTGGAAAATTAGGATGGAGATTATATTTCGACAACCAAGACGCTTCAGGTAATGGAAATTTAAGCCTTTGGGTATCCGATGGTTCAGGTAATTTTGATAACGCAATCGCTAATGTTTCAATTAATTTAGGTTCTAATTCATGGACTAACTTAGTTTGGGGCAGAAGTAGTGGTACACACTTTGTTTATGTTAATGCTAGCCAAGTAACAATAACCCAAGGCACACAAGGATTTAATAGTTCTACTTCAAACTTTGCAGACTCCAATCAAGCATTTAAAATTTTTGAGGAGACAATTGGTGGCGGGCCGATTGGAGGTTATACTGACGAGTTTGCGGTTTGGGACAGAGCTTTATCAACATCAGAAATAGGACAACTCAAAAAGAACGACAAACCTAGTGACCTGTCATCCCTTGCACCTGAAGTTTGGTTCAGATTTGGGGACGCTAATGGCGATCAAGATAGTGGCGGAGGAAGTCCAGCATCAGGAGATACTATAGGAACTTTAGTAAACTTAGGGTCAGTAACCACAAACGCTACATTAACTCAACAAAACGGAGTACAATATAACTCTGATGTCCCAGTTTAATAATGAGAACCTACTGCATAATAAATTCTGACGAAGTTAGCTCTGTAGACTTCGATCAAGTACAAGAAACATCCGCTGACACACTTCGATATTCAGTCGATGGCACTAAAACATTTGTTAAGTATGAAGGTGACCAACCCTCCTTTTTAAGTGGCAAGACCGAATACACACACGCTGAAATATTAGAAGTGTTAGCCACGGACGAGTGGACTAATCCTGATCCTATCTAATGGCAACTGAGGAAAAAGAGGCGATAGGAGAGGATTCAGTTGTGAAGGCGAATGTAGCTTTCATGTTGAAAACTATTTCTGCCGTGGCGGTTGCAGTCTACTCTTTTGTTACCATTAAATCAGACATTGATGACCTTAGAAATGAAAATGTCCGCATTCACCACGAGGTCGATATGAACAGCGAGTTCAGAGTGAAATGGCCAAGGGGTGAGTTGGGTGCATTACCTGACGATGCCGAGCAGAATATGCGACTATTGTTTTTAGAAAAACAGGCAAACAAGCAAGAAGAGCTTTTAGAGCAATTAAGGTACGGAGTCGCAAGGTGACATGGATATTACACACTATATGTTTGCCGGATTGGGGGTCGCTCTTTCCATCCTCGCATTTTTTATCAAGCGTAATAAGTGGGAGATTGATGACATGAAGGAACGTCTGCGTCAGTTAGAAATTGCATACGCTGGGCAGACAAAGGATGTGGAACACTTATCCAAGTTGTCCGAAGATCGCCGTGAGGATATAAAGAAGTTATTTGAGAAGATGGAGGCTAAATGAAATGTTTGAACTCCTTACATTATTTCTTACGGGAGGTGGTTCTGCGGCAATGGGGTCTATTCTTAAAGGCGTGTTTGGTGCAGTCACGGATGCTCGTTCGCAGAAGCATGAAATGGAAATGGCAAGAGAATGCCGAAACAACGAAAGTGCCATTCAATTTCAGCAAGCACTCAGCAGCGTACCTGGTGGAGCTTTTACTCGTGCTACTCGTAGGATGCTTGCTCTTATCGGCATGTGCACCCTCTCGTTCATCACCTGTGTCACCACCATCTACCCAAGCGTTCCACTCATCAGTACGACAAACATTACAGGTGAAGGAAAAAAAGAGTTTTTATTCGGACTCCTCAGTTTTCCAGCAGAGCAAGCCCCTTTGGTTGTTACAACAGGACATATCGCACTCTTCGAGGCAACCGTAGTGTTACCATTAATTATAGGATTTTACTTTACACCAGGAGGACGTAGATGATGCTTGATCGTGTTTCAGTAGCTGGCATGAGCGGAACGGCAGCAACCTTTGGATTGTCAACAATTGATACATTTCTTGGCATTGCAGTTGGTGCAGTCACCCTAGTCTACATGTGCATAAAACTATACCAAGAAATTAAGAAGAAGTAATGGCAAGGTATCGTACATCAGGCAGACTCGATGACCAAGTTCTTCAAGATGGGGATCGTGGATTTCGTGGTATAGATTCATACAAAGAAGCAACAAGTTTAGAACCGGGCTTTGTACGGACAAGCGAGAATATGCGCTTGATTGGTGATCTTGCAGAGGTGCGCAAAGGTATAGATTTCTTGGCAGGTGCAGTTACACTTAGCTACAATGGTACGAATGAGATGGTATTTGCATCCACACTCTACTCAGATCCTGCAACAGGAAATGAATATGTGGTAGTTGCCACTAAGGATAAAGTAATCCTATGGAATGATGCAAATAACTCAGGCATCGACATTGAATACCCTGTTGGTGAGGTAGTGGCAGATGCAGATGGTGCGAGCTTCGTGCAGTCACTTGAGAAGCTAATTTTATTTCGTGGTAAGAATAAAACACCACTTGAATGGGATGGCGATTATAGCAGTCCAACTGACTTCGTGGTTAAAGCAAATGGAAGTCCAGGTGCTGGACGCATACAATGTCCGAATACAGACTTTGGTGTATTCTTTCGCAATCGCTTAATCATACCTCAACCAACAGATAGTAACTACACAGTCTTGATGTCTGATTTATTAGACACGGATAACTACTATCCCGCAGAATCACAGTTTAGAATAAACAAAGGTAGTGCAGATAAACTTGTTGGATTCTTTCCATACCAAGAAGATCAGTTGATTGTGTTTATGCGTAACAGCATTCACATGATAAATAATATTGCGACAACATCCGCAGCAAACACATACGAGATTACCCGTCAGCATGGATGTGTGGCACGTAAATCAATTGCACAGTCTGGGCCACAAACATTCTTCCTATCAGATAATGGGGTCATCGTCTTGTCACCCGGTACAGACCCTGCCAAGGGACTAGGAGTAGCTATTAGTAAAGTTAGTGGCGAGACCATACCCATGACCAGACCTATACAAGATCAATTTGATGAGGTTAACTTTGCAGCAGCAGATAAAGCATGTGGAATCGTGTATGACAAGCAATACTACCTTGCAGTCCCAACAGGTAGTTCCACAGTAGCTAACAAGATTTTCATATTTAACCTACTTACAAGCACCTGGACTAGCGTTGACTCCTACCCTGCCCTAGCAGGCAGTGTGGCATTTCATGTGGATGATTGGGTAATCTGCTCGCATGGAAGCAACCCAACAAGACGCAGACTATTTGCAGGTAACAAAACAGGCTGGTATCTCATGGAAGAAAATTCCATTGATGATAGTGGACGCAAGATAGGAAGTACATCCGAGTCAGGCACAACTGCAATTGCAGGTAAACTTATCACACGCTCATACACCTTTGGAGATATCAATGTAAAGAGTTGGAAGCGTGGTCAGTTGGGTGCAAACACAGTTAATGCAGATGCATTTAACATCAAAGTCAACACACTCGATCCAGACGCAAGCACCACAGTATTAAGCCACACCGCAGATGGCACAGAAGAAGCACTCTTCCGCTTTGGTACGGGGCGTACCCGTGGATATGGTGCGGAAGTAGAAATCAATGTCACAGCAGGCAGACCAAGCTTTAGACATGTTAGCTTGGAAGCTATAGGCGTAGGAGCAAATGCAAGACGTGAGGTGGCATAATGGCAATTACCTGTACAGTAACTCGTGGCTTTACATACGCGACCGGGGTAGACATTTCGGCTGCAAATTTAAATCAATTGGGCGAGCCAACAGTCACAGTACCAAGCGTAACCGATACCACAGTAGTGCTAAAGAGTTTTGCAGTTGCGGATCTGCCTTCTGCTGGAACTGCGGGCAAAGTAGTGTATTGTACAAATGGAGATGGTGGCAGTCCCTGCCTGGCATTGGACAATGGTTCAGCATGGTTACGAATAAATCTAGGGGCAGCCGTAAGTGCAAGTGATGCAGAGGAGTATATAATCGCAGAATGAATATACTAGAACGAGCAAAGCAATTTTACGATTCAACCAAGGGCGATATGTTCAAGGATTTAAGTGCGTATGCAGCCTATGGCTATGTATTCATTACACCGCAAACCATGTTGCTTGGAAAAGCAGTAAGGACAGATGCAGACATCCATCCAAATGAACAATGGGGTGTACTTGCACCCGATGCCTGGTATGTAAAAACTGCCATTGGAGATAATGCAATTTCAGACTTTATAAATAGTATTCCATACCCACTGCCATTTGTTGGGTGGATGAGACAATTAAAACAAAAACCTATTAAGTGGTACGACTTTAATAGAATCAATCGGAGGAAATAACAATGGGAGGAGGGCCAGACATAAATTATCCAGACCAGCCAAGTTATGGCGAAGGGATGGCAGACGCTCTTAAAGCACAAGTCGAGTTACTTACAGGCACAGGTGACTTTGCAAGTACAGGTTCATTAGAATCCTTGCTACCCCTTGAAGAATCTATCCGTAGGAAAACTGCACAGACAGATACGGATATTCTTAGGCAGACTTTGCTGGGATCTGAACAAGAAGTTGTTCGTGACCCAAAGACAGGTAAGTATGGAATACCTGGTGCAGAACCTGTACAACGCGAGGGTGGTGAATCCCCAGCAGGTGCTAGGTATCAAATGCTACCATACGGAAAAGGTAATCCAATAAATGCAAACAATACTAATAATTTTGCGATATTGGACACAGAGACAGGTGGTGTAGTCCCAATGTACGATATGCTTAAACGCGATGGATACATAGATGAAGCTGCTGGAGGAAGACCATTTTATACAGATAAAGCATTGAATGATGGTATCGTAAGTAGACTGTCATGGGTTGATGAAAGTGGTGGGCCATTAATGGATGTTTTTTCAGAGAAATATCTAACACAAGCAGAAGAATCACCAGGGGAATTTGAGCAAACATACGAATTTACAAACCCAAATACGGGTGAACCATTAAAAGAGGGTGATGTAGTCCGCACAGGTGACGGTATGCTCGACCTCTTAGGTGACAAGCGTGCAATACAAGAATTTGAAACACGCACCGCAACTCAAGCAGATGTTGATGCTGGACTAGCTAGTGAAGTGGGTGAACAATTTGTCACACAATCAGACAGTACAAGACAGGCGGGATTTGACGAGCAGGGAAACTTCTTAGGCTTATCCGCATTTGGAGAAGACATCCAACGTGCAAACCTATCACGCCAACGAGAAGCAGACCTACAAGATGTATCCCGTCTATCTCCGCTATTTGCAGACATCATGGAGGACTACAAACCAGGTACGCAGGAAGCACTTGGTGATGCACGTACAATCCTAGCAGAACAAGCAGATGCGCTCACAGGTGCGGGTGCAATAACTATACCATCTGATTCAACATATGGTGGTGACCTTGGCAGACAAAGCCTAGAAGCTGCAACCTCCTACGATCCATCAGCAAGTGTAACAGGTGGTACATATACAGGCGAGCTAGGTGCAGGTGATGACGCACTCCGTGGCGCACTCCTAGCAGATGCCAAGCAAGCACTTGGGCAAGGACTTACAGATCGTGAGCAAAGACAGATTGCAGAAGCTGCTCGTGCAAGATCTACAATGATGGGCAGAACATTTGACCAGAGTGGTGCAATCGCAGAAGCAGAAGCACGGGTTGCTGAAGACAACCAACGCAGAATGCAGAACCGAGCATTTGCACAGCGAGCACTTGGTCAGGAAGCTGGTCTACAGGAAGCAGATTTAGGTCGTGGTATGCAGGCTCAACTCACTAACCAGCAAGCCACAAACCAAGCACTACAAGCTGGTATGGCAGCAGGTCTAGGTCAGGAACAAGCACAAGCACAACTTGCACAGGCTGCAAACTTAGCCGAGCAAGGACAGAAACAACAAGCTAAACAGTTTGGTGTGGGTGCAACGATGGATGCACAGCGTGCAAATGAGCAACTCAAGCAACAAGGGATACTAGGATACATCCAAGCTGCCGGAGGACTTGCTGCACTTGAAGATCGAACTACACTTGATCCATTCCAAGCAGTACTTGGCAGAGGAGGAGGAAATGCACTACAACAAGGACAGTCTGTATTTGGGCAAGCTGGATATGGTCTGCAAAGCGCACCACAATATTTAAACCCAGAAGCAGGACTTGGATTCATACAGAACCAGGCAACGAACGCAGCCAATATGTACTCCGCACAAGTTGCAGCAGATGCAACTAGGGACGCAGGTTTAATGAGTGGACTTGGTTCACTTGGAGGTGGGTTACTAGGTGGAGCAGGTGCTGCTGCAAGCGGTGGGGCTACATTATTTAGTGGATTCTGCTGGGTAGCAAGAGAAGTCTATGGAGAGAAAAATCCTGCATGGAAAATGTTCCGCATGTGGATGTTCTTAGAGTCACCGAATTGGTTCTTTAATTTGTATAAAAAATATGGAGAACGCTTTGCACGATTTATTAAAAATAAACCACGCTTGAAAGCAATTATTCGTATGTGGATGGATTCAAAAATAAGGAGATAACATCATGGCAAGAAAACCATTCTTTAGCGGAAATTACGGATCAGCGCTTGCACGGGTCGATACTCGACCCATCATTGAGGCAGGCAAAGCACAAGGACAAATGTTTGCCAACATGGGCAAGCAGATTGGGGGTGCTATTGAAAAATATGGTCTTAATAAGGAGAAGCAAAAAAAAGCAGATGCGCGAGTAAAGTCTGCATTAAATGGTATGGGTGAATTTGTTGAAGCTGGTGTTTTAACCCCAGAACAAAAAACAATGGCAGACGAGTTTTTAAATGATCCAACAAAATCCTCTGCTGAAAAAGTTGCATTTATTGATGAACAAGAAAAAAGGTTGTTCCAATTACCAAAGCTACAATTAATGCAGAATCAAAATCGTATCGCAGGATTAGAGGCAGATTTTAAAAACGCAACACAGGAAAATGAAATTGCAATGAGCGGCTTGAAGGTAGCAGCGCAAGATTTAAATAATCGTAAATCGCAACTTGAAGAAAGTTTACTTACAATAAAATCTGAATCAGAAAGAGATCGAGTTAGAGGACAATTAGATTTACTAAACGAGCAAATTGAAACTCAAAAAGCATCTAATAAATTCTTAAATGAAACAGAGGATGACAGAAAATTACAGTCAAAATTAAAATCTGCAACACTTGTTCAAAATCTTGCCAAAGGTGCTTCTGAAATTGCTACCTTAGAGAAAAAGATTGAAACAATGGGACAACTTACACCTTTAGAAGCACAAAGATTAGCAACTTTAAAATCTGAAGCTGTAAAGAATTTAGCAGAAGCTGATAATTTAAGAAAACAATCTGAACAATTGCAAGGTGTTCTTGACGCAACTAAATCATCACCAGAAAGCACGGAAGCACCTGCGGTGCAATTAGATAATATAGATTTAGCTGCACAAGGTGATTTAGCAGGTCAGTTTAAAGGTACAATCAATACTATCGTAGGATATTTGTCTGGAAAAACTCCATTTAAAGGGGACAAGGAAGGTGCAGCGCAAGTTGAAATAATAAATCAACAACTTAGACCTGCATTTGTAAAAGCACTTAGTGATAAAGGATCGGTATATACACAACAGGAGATTAACAAAATACTTCCACAAACGCTTGACGATGATGGAACTTTTAGAGCTAAAATTACAAAGCTGCCAGCATTACTTAGAAGACAAATAAAGGCAGATGAAAAAACCCTAAAGGCAGGAATTGGCACAGAGAGTCAAAGAAAACAAGCGTTTGATAATATTCAAAAATTGCCAGCACTAGCAAGTTCTCTTGAGGAAATAATAAAGAAAGATAAAGAACAACAAGGTGGAACTGCGGTAACTGAAGAAGAACTATTAAATAGATTTAGATAGTAAAATGTCATACATAAACAATAAAGCTGAGGCCAGAGCAATTGTTAGAGCGATTGACGAAGGAAAATTAGATGGAGAAAGTAAAGCAAAAGCAATATCAGCTTTACGTGAGTTCGATAGATTAAACCAACCATCAACAATTACACAACAGGCATCTGCTGGTGCAAAAGGTTTTAATGTAGGTATGCTTGCAGACACGCTTGGCGCACCTGTTGACCTAGTTAACTTTTTGCTAAAAAGTGCAGATACAGGATTAGAAGCATTAGGTGTACCCGAAGATTTTATACAACCATCAGAAGCACCAATGGGTGGAAGTGAGTCAATTAAAGAGGCTTTAGTTGCTGGAGGCATGGGGTATCGTGATGAGCAAGAGTTGCCTATTGACCAGCGAGCATTAGCGCGTGGTGGAAGGACAGTAGGTCAAGCAACAGGCATGGCAGCACCTATATTTGGTGTGGCAAGTAGAGTAAAGCCTGCGCAAGCTGCGATGCAAACAGCACCAAGTGGATCTGCAATTCGTGATCTAGCAAGCAATGTAGTAAAATCAACTGCACGTTCACCAAGGAAGATGGCAGCAATAGAAGGAACATCTGCATTAGGTGCAGGTACTTTTAGGGCAGGTACGGAAGCTATTGATCCAGGTAATGAATATTTAGGTATGGCTGCTGAGTTAATGGGTGGAGTAGCTGGGCCTGCGCCATTAATGCAAGCAGGTGTTAGGCAAACTAGAAAACTTGCGGAAAACCTTACACCATCTGGAAGAGAAACAGCAGCTAGAAAAAGAGTTGAAGAAGCACTACAAGAAAGTGGGTTCTTAACAAAGACAGATCCAGAACTTGACGAACGCAGACTTACGGGTCTTGCAGATGAGTTAAAACAAGCAGAAGGCTCAGGAATGACTGTTTCTCAAGTTATTCAAGACCCAATGGCACGAGAAGCATTTACAAAAATAGAAAACACCTTGATGGCATCTGCGGATGATTTAGCTAAACAAGCACTTGAGACGCAAAACAAGAATACAGTAGCTAACTTTAATAAAAAGATAAACAAACTGAAAGGATCTAGTAATCCATTAGTTGTAAAAGAAGCGCAGAAGTTGCGATTAGATTTTTTGAATAAAAATTTAGATAAAAAACTAGAAAATGCTGAAAATAATGCAATTAATGCAGTAACGAAAGTTTTAACAAAAAATAAAGATGATGCTGTAAAAGCAAGCGCTGAAGCAAGGCAAATAATTGATAATGAGTTAAAAATTGCTCGTACAACTGAGTCTGAATTATGGGGCAAAGTAGATAAAAATGTTAATAGTCCCACTAAGGAAACTATTGCTGCATTCGATTCTATAAAAAATGAAATTAGTCCAAATGAACAGGTAATAAAACCTTTAGAAAACTTCATACAGGGACTAATAAAAAGAAAAAATGCAACATTAGCACAAAGTCCTGGTAGAGGATTTTTAGCAACTGCACAAAGACAAGGTTTTCAACCTGTTGTAAGAGTTAGTGCAAAAGAATTATTTCGTAAAAGAAGCGTTGCTCTGAATTTAGCAAGACAAGCTAAGGCTACAGGTAGATTTAATGATGCAAGAATGTTAAATAAGTTAGCAGACGGCATGCTTAAAGATTTAAACCAAGTAACAGATGTTACTGCAAATGTTGCTCGTGACTTTTCGAGATCACTAAACGAAAAATTTAACACAAAACTTATAAGAGGTTTAAGAGAATCAGATCCTGGTGTGTTTCTAGAAAAAGCTGGTCAAGTTTCAGATGCGCAAAGAGCTTTTAATTTTCAAGCATTAAAAAAAGCGACAACAAGATTTAATGCAGATGAAATAAACCCAGCAACAGATACGTTAAATAAACTTCAACGAGATTTTATAGAATCAGCGGCTGTTGATGTTATTGACCCATTTACAAATCAGATAAAACCTGCGACATTATCTAGGTTTATTAATAATAACCAACTTACACTTAAAGAAGTTGGAATGCTTGATGATATAAACGATGTCGATCAAAAAGTTAAATTAGCAACAATGCTTCAAAATACAGCACAAAAAGGGAAGGCTTTTGCCCAAAATAAAAGTTTAGCTGCAAAAATTGCAAGAGGCTCAGATAATATTTCAGAAGTGGTATCCAGAGCCTTGGACTCAAATTACCAATTACAAGCATTTAAAGACTTAGCAAGAACAGTTGGTAGATCTAAAAATAAAGATGCTATTGATGGACTTAAGCATGGAGTATTGGATGAAATTTTTAACCGAGCAAAAGTTCAAAAAGGTGAGCTACAGGGTTTAATTAGTGGTAATAAACTTGATGAGATATTAAACGCAAAAGCAGGCAAAAAGACTGTGAGGCAAAACTTACTTGAATCAGGACTTATCACACCAGAGCAATCTGCAAACCTTACGACTATTAGTCAGAAAGCTAAACTATTTGAAGACGCAGTAAACGACCCAAGAAAAATGCAAAAACTTGTTACTATGGGTGATGGTGTCATGGATGTCCTTGCAAGAGCAGGTGGATCTGCACTTGGAAGTATGATGGCATTAGCTAAAAGCAGTCCATTAATTATGTCTGCACTTGGTGCAAAAATGGGAAGAAAAGTGGTGACTGAAGTGCCTGCACTTAAACTACAAGGCGTGCTTACTGAAGCAGCACTTAATACCAAACTAATGCGAAGTTTGCTTCAATCTAGACCTAAAGCTACAAAGGCAACAGATACCGCGATAAGAGGTTATTTATTACAAGCAGGTTTACTGCAAGATTGACAAAATAAAACAATCCGACTAATTTAATAATTTTTAGGGCCGTAGTAATCCCTAGAGTTGGAGAAGTCATTCTTAGGAATGGCTTCTTTTTTTTGGCGCTTTAACAAGAGTTGACTAAAAAAGTTACAAAGATGCTTGACATGGGCATTTTTTGTTTTAATTGTTTGTCGTATCGAATAGATAAAGACCTAGCATAATTGAGGGGCGAGCAATTCCCTCTAAAAAATGCACATTAAGAACCTAATAAAATAAAAATTAAAATTCAAATAATGAACAATAACGCCACGGTTGAAAATACTTTACACAATAGAGTAGATGAATTAATCACGTATTCCGCTCGTATTAATACCCCTAAATATATGACTGATATCACGATTAATTATACTCCACCAAAATTACGTACTATCCTCATCTCTGATTTGATTTACACATATAAGATGTGTGAGTCTACAGCATTTAAAGTTCCATCTTGGGAAACTAAGAGAAATAGTATTGCATGTTTTCGTTATTGCTTGAAGCACCTCGGCATGACCGAGGATATGGACACACGCTACCTTGGTGGTCGCCATCCGAAGACAGGTCTTCCGCTTGGCAAGCATTTGATCCGCACCATGCCTGAGAGTTTTCAGCGTGTAAAGGTTGCAAAGAGTTTATTTAGTAAAGGCATGGTTGAGTTTTACGAAGAGCAGGGGATTGAGACTTCGTATTTTGCAACATGGACAACCTTAGTTGTCCGTGCAAAGCCCACTAAGCAGTTCATCCCGGATCGCATTATCGAGAATGTTATCGCCAAGTGCGAAGCGGAAAAAGACAACCGCACACATTTTTACCTTGGTTATTTATTATGCTATGGTCTTGGCTTACGCAACTCAGAGATGAGGCGTGCCAAGTGGGATGACATGTATGAGGATCTTGATGCCAATAAACTCATACGAATCCACGCACCCAAGAGCGGTGGTGAGTACCAGGACAGACCATGCGACCCATATTATTGGGACAAGCTCATGAAGATGCGTGACTTTGGGAGTATAGTAAAGGCATCAAGTAAAGAGATGCGTGAATTATTTCCTCAGTTCTTAAAGAACGAGTGTGGGATAAAGGAGAGGCGAGCAGTTCATCTTCTTAGAAAATATTGTGGGCATCGATTGATGCGAAGTAATGGTATTTATCCAGCGAGTAAAGCGCTTGGACATGCGGATACCAAGATTACAGACATGATTTACTCTGGTCTGCCCACTCTTAAAGCGACTGCTTAATCAACAAATTTATTACTTGCCCGTAAAAAACATTAAAAATACCAACTACAAATGACTACAATAATTACATCAGTAATCAACGGGATAGAAATTAAAGCAATGGGAGACGGCACGGTAGAGATATTCTCAGACCGTCCAAATATAGTAAGAGTGAGCGACTTAAAGGAGTTGCTTACTTCTTTACCACTTGAAACTTCAGAGGTAAGTTCAGATTGCGATTTTCCTCCTCAATGGCTCGGCACGCAGACCTCAGAAGCAGGTCGTAAATCTGAGCCTGGAGAAGACCCGTTTCGTCCGCAAGGAGCTTAACAGTCTTTCGTACATTAGGACTTAATCTTAGCGATATGGGTTTCGATAGATTTTCTTTACTCATGTGTCACTTAAAGACACGAGTGGCTACATGAGGCAACAATAAAATACAACAAAAACAAAATAAATATATTATGGCATTCTTACCTAGTAATATAAAAGCACCATCTGAAGGTGGTGGTGGAAGTGGAAACTACATGCGATTTGCACAAGGCAAAAATACATTTCGCATAATTGGATCAAGCGATGATAAGCCAACGCCAGGCTTTATTCATGGAACGATAGGGTGGACAACCGATGCGGACGGAAAGCGCAAGCCAATCAGATGGCCAGAAGGTGAGTCTGCACCCATCAAGTTTGAGGATAAACCACGTAACTTTTATGCATTTGTCGTTTATAATTACGATGAGCAGAAAGTGCAAATCCTTGAGTTAACGCAGACAAAACTACAAGCAGAGTTATTGCAACTTGCCAATGATGAGGATTGGGGTGATTGCAGGAAGTATGACATCACAGTTGTGCGGAATGGTGAAGGACTTGAGACTACATACAGCATGAATCCGAAACCAATAAAAAGATGGATGAGGATATTAAAGCAATCTGCAAAGCTGAATTAAAAGTTATAAATCTTCCGGCATTATTTGATGGTGCAGATCCATTTGCAGAATTTGAACCACCTGCTGCTGAAGCAGATGATGATGGAGAACCGTTCTGATGCTTAGAAGTGGTATAAGTAACGAAGCGTACCATGCCGATCCAGCGTTGGGCAGGAGTGTAGCATATAGCATGCGCACTTCATGCCCAATGAAGGTGAAGCACATGATGGATAATCCAACACCCAGCACACCTGCTTTGGTGAATGGCAGTATGATTCATAGTGGTGCGCTTGAACCTCAAAAACTAGATGAAGAGTTCAAGTGCAAGCCACAAGAGATTGATGGCAACTCACCACGCACAAATGCGTATAAGGAAGCCTTTGCGGTAATGGAAGCTGATAATCCTTGTGTCACATATGTACCACATTCTGATTATGAGAATAACCTGGAAGTGATTGCCAGCGTAAGTGATCATCCGTTGCTCAAGGAATTACTATACCATGAGGATAGTAAGATTGAACATACCGGGTTCTTTGATTTTGAGGGTGTGGCATGTAAGGTCAGACCAGACTTGTACAATACCAGCAATGGGGTAGTCATGGATCTGAAAACTACACAAGATGCAAGTGTGCGTGGATTCACTAAAAGTGTCAGGCAATTTGGGTATGTGTTCCAGGCTGCGTGGTACATGACTGCACTCAGGCAAATGGGTGAGAAGCCTAAGAAGTTTATATTCTTGGTGGTTGAGAAAACTGAGCCTTACATTACTGCATGCTACACCTTGGACAACAATGACATTGAGCGTGAAGTTCCCAATGTGATTGATGCCATTAAGGAATATGGTGAGTGCTTAAAGAATGATGTATGGCCTGGTTACACCGATGATATAACCACTCTAAACCTTGGCACTCCATTTACCGAGAACAGACTTAGCATTACCAAAGCTAGTGAAAAGTTTGGGGTCAGTAGGAGCTACATTTACAAGTTAATAAAAAAGCACGGATTAGAAACCTTAAAGGTTAGAAATCGGCAGACTATTAGCATGTATGAATTTAGTAACGCTCTAAGGTGGGAGCATGGAAAGGCAGCATAAATGGCACGCAATAAAGGAAGTGTGGTAAAACTTGTTTCAAGTAAGAAAGCTCTAGAAATGATGGGGTATAAGTCACAGACATCCCTGGATCAATTCCACGATGATGAAGGATTCACTAAATATGAAGTCAGCGGAATCAATGGGCGTGGTGGAGTTGGGTTAGCTTGGAGCAAGAAAGAAATTAACAAGTGGTTACGAACTGAAGGAAGGGACACATCAGAATGGTTGATAGACTAAAATTAAAAGAGATGGATAAAGTTCTAAATTATGCAGAGCAACATATTGAACAGCATAATTTTGATGGCGCGGTTGTGGTACTGCATGCAGCAATTAAGCAATTAGTTGCTACCTTGCAGGGTATGGACTTAGATCATCAGAAAGATCCGCATGTAAACTTGTACGCGAAAGAAGACTGTTGCGATGGGCAAGATCAATAGTCGATCCAAAGGTGCAAGATACGAGCGAGAATTAGCACGCTACTTATCCGAGAATGGGTTTCCTGGTTCACGCAGAGGACAACAGTTCTCTGGTGGATCGGATTCCCCGGATGTGGTGAGTGACTTCCCATTTCATATCGAGGCCAAGCATGTGCAGGCATTGAATTTATATTCTGCAATGACGCAGAGCATACGAGATGCAGGTGATAAACCACCATGCGTAATTCATCGGAAGAATAACACAGAGAGCATGTTCACATGCAAACTTGAAGACCTAATTAAATTATTAAACGAGAAGTCATGGACTTCAAAAACTAACTAACTCAAAAATACTATGATAAATACAGCAAAACAACAAATAAGCTCAGAGATATCTGAGTCAGAATACTTATACAATAGAGGACTAGGCACGTTTGTGGATATACGAACAATAACCCCAAAGGAAGCAAAAGAAATTCTTGAAGGACAAATAAAAAATAGAAAGTTATCCCAGCAAACCATATTAAGATATGCAAAGCAGATGAAAGCAGGTCGCTGGAAAGTTAATGGTGAGACAATAACATTTGGTGGTGGCATGTTGATTGATGGACAACATCGATTGCATGCATGTATAAAAGCAGATGTACCATTGAGTGTAATATGTGTTATCCTAGATAACAATGAAGCATTTAATACAATTGATTCTGGTAAAAGAAGAAATGTGGCAGATGTGTTTAGTATCAATGGACTAAAGCGGACAACAAATATGGCAGCTACTTTAGCAGTCATGGTTAAGATTGATAATACAGGAGAGATTACTGCTGCTGGTGGTGGTCGGTCTGCAAGAATAGAGAACCATGAATGTGAGGAATTACTTCTTAACTATCCCAATCTTGATACCTCAGTTAAGCAGGCACAAAAGTGGTATAAACTTCTTAAGATTAAAACAACTGCAACTGCATCTTTAAACTACTTGCTTAGAAGGGCAGAGGGTAGGGTTGAGGATGACGAGTCAACCACATTGGCAGACAAGTTTATGAACCAAGTCTTCTATGGAGAGAACCTAACAAAAGGAAGTCCAGGTTTAGTATTAAGGAATGCGTTTATTAAGCATGTCACACATAACGCACAACCAGAGACTAGATATATTTTAAAAGCTGGCATATTTTGTTGGAATAATTGGTTGAAGGGTAAAGAAATGGACAGAATTGCTGTCCGTGGAGATAGTATAATCCCAAAGCCTGACACACCAACAATCAATGACCGAGTTCGACACGAGTCTTAGTGTCGGCAAGTTGCGTGAGGCAGAATTAATCGAGTTCTTCCAATCCAAAGGGCATAAGCCCATACCCATACCAGGCAAGTTCTCAGGCTTTGATTTCTTCTTAGCCAATACTAAGCAGGGATATGAGGTAAAGCAGGATTGGAAGGCTCATTATTCTGGTAACCTCGTGGTGGAAGTGGAGATGTATGGCAAGCGTTCCGGCTTGATGGCAACCACCGCAGATTGGTGGATCTTTGATACGAAGACAGAGTTTATATTTATCACGCCAGAAGCATTGAAGGATTTAATTATAGAAACTAATCCACCTCTTAGACAATTCGTTGGCAAGGGAGATATGCACCCCAAAAAGGCATACTTAATCAAAATAGAAACAATAAAAAAATACGCTAAAACATCAGTTTTGCGTTCGAGTAAACTACAAACAAGCACAACGGAATACAATGCAAGCAATTAATAAAATAATGAAAAAGATAATAATTACAGCAATATTTATAGCAGCAATTATCACCTGGTTATGGATGATTTTTGCATGGATTTTAGCAATCTTAGGAGCATAAAAAATGAGTACAGAAAAACAAGATTTGAGGGTCAAGATTAACAACGAAACACACAAACTGTTAGATGCCTACTGCGAGCAGTCTGGTACAACTAAGGGACAAGTTTTGACTGACCTGATTTGGGGCAGTATTCCATCCCGCCTCGCGTGCGCGCAACATATTCTAACGAATATGTATAATAATAATATATATAGTACCCCTGACATTTCTGAGGTCAAAACGAAGACCCGTGGGAAGCATTTATTACCAGCAGATTTTTCCCCATCTCGATCCATAGCGGAAGATGCAGGCATCGATTACGATGGTGCGCTTGAAGCATTTACAGATTGGGCAAAAGCGAGTGGCAAGAGATACCTTGATTGGGATGCTTGTTTTCGTGGTGCGTGCAAGACATGGCTAAAGGAAAGATTTCCACATCTCAGAGTAAGATCTCCAAAGTCAACAACTCATGGCTTAAATTTTGATGACATTGAAACGATCCATCCGTGAGCATTGATTACGATTTAGCAGAACAAGCAGTTCTATCTGCCATGCTCCACGATACGAGTGGCGTGGCAACCGCACAAGCGGGTGAAGCTCTTACCAAGGATGACTTTAGTAGCATGGATCGATCCTCGATCTTCGAGACGTGCTTACAGTTATCACCTGCCAATGAGGTTGATGTAATTATCAAGCATCCAGAACTCCAGGATGAAGTCATGTTCATTTCTGAGAAGTATGGTGGTGGAAGTATTACCCGGTACATTGATTATTTAATAGAGCATAGGAACACACGAGCGGTTGAGCATGCTTTATTCCATGCCAATGATGAACTGAAAGCAAACAAGTCAGCAGAAGAAATATCCCAAGGATTCGTAAATCGAATCGCTCGTTCCCTTTCTCAGCGCAAAGGTGTGGTTGCATGTTCAGCTGCAAGTAAGCAGGCACATGCAGACTTTCTCGAAGTGGATGCTGGAGGTACGCAAGCACTCACCACAGGCTTATCCAGATTGGATCTCATTTTACAGGGTGGATTCAAGAAGGGTAGTCTGTATGTACTTGCTGCTCGACCTGGAGTTGGTAAGTCTGCACTAGCAATTCAGTTTACCCATGAATGCGCCAAGCGTGGATTGCGTGCAGCGTATGCTAGTCTTGAAATGACTGCCAATGAGATTGCAGGCAGATTGCTTTCAAGCACGAGTGGCGTGCGTAAACCTGTCAGTAAGGGATTTCTCCAAGCTAACCACAAGCAAAAGCTGGAAGCACAAGTCAAAGCAATGCAGTCATGGCCAATCACATTCAAGGATGACAATGAAGCAACTCTGCAAAGTATCCAGGCATTTGTTTCCAAGCAAAGGATTGAGGGTGAGCTTGGACTAGTCGTAATCGACTACCTGCAATTACTTAGCGTGCCTGGTGTGGATAGCAGGGTGCAGGAGATAAGCCAGATTTCTCGTCAGTTAAAAGCAATTGCAATGGAATTTGATATTCCCGTGGTTGCTCTTTCTCAGCTTAACCGTGCATTGGAAGCACAAAACAGAAATCCCATGCTTTCGGATCTGCGTGAGTCAGGAAGTATCGAGCAGGATGCAGACTGCGTGATGCTCATGCATCGAGATGAGGTTATTGACCCAACCAAGGATGTAATTATTTGCAATGTTGCTAAGAACCGCAATGGTGAGGAACGGGCAAGCAAGTTTCTCTTTGATAAATCCATTGGTCGATTCTCGACCCACGTTGAAACGCGTCTAAATGATAAAAAGAATCCCTTTTGACTACATCTGACTTACATTGTATCTCATAGTATGCCATTAGAAGCCCGTAGAGGTATCAAATCGTGCGTTTTGCGATTGATACAGAAAAGTACGACTATGGGAATTTAAACGCTTTTTAGACCCCTTCCTGGCGATTTAAAGAATATTCAATTTCTTCATCGTCTGGTAAGCCAGCAGTTTCTCGCATTACTTTACGCTGGATCTCTTGTAATTCTTGCAAGGTAACTTCTTTACCTGATTTCTTAAGAGCAGCTTGCAATTCTTTAAGATCATCTTTGCCTGGGTTGTCCCATGGGAATGCATTTGTCATAGCAAATCTTTCTTGTTTCTCTTTGCCCACCATGCAAGCACTTTCGGCACAAACTTCATCGCTATGAAGAGCGCCATGCCAAGTGCGAGCTTGGGTAGTAGGTCATTGTTGTCTTGTTTGCTCATGTTACTACCTCCCTTACATGAGAAAACTCATAGCTCATCATCTTACTAAACGATTGCCCGGTTTTACCTGCTTCATCTGGCGTGCGTGCTTGTACATCAAGTACTTTCATGCAAGCACGCTGACCTTTTATCTTCTTAAATGCAAAGACCTCAAAGTCTTTTATCCTGGCATGTTTGTTTCTTCTCCAGCTCATGCTGTTTCTCCTTTCACCTTATCAAGGATTGCACGCAAGTTATCTGTTTCAAGATCCGCACCACTATCTCCGCTATTGATTAAGTATGTGAGACATTTCTCAAAGAGCTTGCATTGCTCCAGAAGCTCCGGCGCTGCTGCAATTAGGCGGGCGTTTGCGTGCGCTTCTTTCTCTTTTTTCTCAAGCTCCGCTAAGCGTTTTTTTACCCACATTTGTTGAGGTGAGTTTTGTGTTTCTGAAATATCATTCTCATATGTGCGAATATCAGCGACAATATCGCTTCCATCATTTCCGCCCCCTACCATGAGGGAATCCTCGACTCCATCAATGCATGATAATTGCCATGGCCCAGGCGTGTGTGTTACTTGTTTCTCGCTCATAATTATTTGCTCTCCTTAATAGATTGATCTGTATATTTGTAGATAGTTTGATAACGATTGCGCCCAAAAGTTTTTTTGTAATTTCTAGGCTCAACAATGTTGCAATCGAGTAAAGTTCTCAGTGATACCCCGTGTCTTTCAAATAAGTCTTTTTCAGACATTTCATCATCATAGACGGAAACACCGTCACAAATCACGCTGTGTATTGGTTTAATTTTCATAATTATTTAAGTTGTAATTGTAATTGTTTTGCTTGTTTCTCCTCATGCATTGCATGCATGCACGCCCTCGCTCCGCGAGGCCTCGCCACATGCTTCCGCACGCTCCCTTTGCTCCCTTTGTTTCATGCCTTTCTCGCCTATCTCTAGCAATTGATTAAGTGCTTCCGGGAATATCTCGCTTGCGTGTTTCACTTCCAGCCTTTCTCTTTGCGTTTCATGTCTTGCCACATAATAAAAAGCGGGAAGATCCAGGGTAAAATTAAAAGTAGTATATCGTAATTCATAGTATTTGTTAGTAGTATTTTAGATTAATAAAAGTATTTGTTTGCACGCCAAGCGCGCCTTTCTCGTTAGTCTATTGCGTTTTCCAGATCAATAATTATGCAACGCAAGTTATCTTGTATTTCTTGCACATTATCCCAGCTTAAACCGCTGGTTTTCATGCTTTCAAACATAGCTTGCAAGTCAATCAATTGACCTAAAAATATTCTTAATTTCTCTTTGTCCATAGATTGCTATTAGTAATTATTTCCCAGCACGTAAACATCTTCTTGCCAGCTTAAAAACTCGCTGGCTTGTTTGCTGTCCATATGAAATACACTTTTATTGTAAGGATAATAAACGCAATCTTGACCTTTCTCAATTGCCTTCCCCGTTTCCTGGCAAGTGCTATTAAAACGCGCTGTAATAATCCGGGGATCTTGTTTGTATCTTTGAAAATTTCTCATTGTTTTACTTGTTAAATGTTTCTTTCATAATTGCGTCAAACTCTCCAATTGTAACGCCGCCCATAGCTTTAGCATATGCTATTTGATAATAGATAGGTTTATCTTGCGGCACGTCATACGTTATTAAATGCGCTTTTATATATGCAGCTGCCTGCTGCCCGTTAAAACCAAGTGCAAGCGCTTTGTTTGCTAGTCTTTGCACGTTTCCTTTTGATGCATGTACTTTCATTGTTTTACCTTTCTTTTATAAGTTTTTTAATTTTTGGATCTGTGCCGCATTCATCGCATAAATTATAATTCCATTGCCCGCGGTCATAAAAGAATAACCAATTTGCTTTTACTTTCCTGCAATGCGGACAAGTACTTTTTTCATGCTCTGGTATTTGCTTAAATAGTTTTGAATTCATTATTTTGCCTTTTTCTTTTAATTGTGAACACCTATTCCAATTGTAACACCGTCAAGTTTATTGCTGCCGCATGCATGCTGCCCGTTGGGCAAGCAATTGCCACAGTTGCCAGGACAAGCAAAGCGCTTTTCATGCCCGGCTTCCTTTAATGCTGCCAGCACTTCCTTACGATATTCTTTGCTGCCTGCATTGTCTTTGTCTTGATATGCTTTGCTTGTTATATGCTTTCTTGCAACGGGAACAGCAATAAAAGAACCGCGCACGCAAGAAAGCTTATTCATTTTTTCCAGCCAGGCAGCGCTGTTATATTTTGAGCCGCTGGAAAGATTGAGTTTATAATTTGCAGGCCATACAAAACCGCTTTCATCAAGTGCTATAAATGCATGCCAGCTTTTAGAATAGCCATAAACTTGCACGTCAGGCCTGGACCGTATTAATTCCATCCAGAAAACAATATTGTGACGGCCTGAAAAATCACCATCAACATATAAACGTAAAACCTTATTCTCTGGGATCTCATTGAATGCATGCTGTATCGCAAGACGCCCAGCAGCGCTGCGCATTAAAACACTGTTTTGCAATTGACGAAAAAATGCAGCCGGATATCGCCAGCCTTTAAAAGAGTAACACCAGCCCGTTGCAAAGTTGTCATTATCTCTTTTGTTACCTTCTCCAAACAAGCAAGCGCCAGCGCCAGGACAATCAAAACCGGGCAAACTGCTGAAAGCATAGAAAGGCAGTTTTTTATTGCCAGCAGCTGCAAATATAGAAAAAAGTGCAGGCCTGCTTTGATTTTCGAACCAAGCCAGAAAGCGCGTTGCAAAGTACTTAGTTGTGTTGACCTTGTCCGGGCTGCCAGGAATGACCGCAATCAATTTAGAAAGTGCTGGCAAGTTATTTGTAAGTGCTGCACGTGCAAGCTCAAGCTTGCCCGGTGTGGATAATTTAGGAAGTGCTAAGGTTTTCATGTTAAGATCTTTCAATGTAAAAAACTGAATAACCGTTTTGTTTCCAAAAAGAATATTTTTCTAATTTGGCAGCTAAATCCTTTTTATTAAAAGACCAGCCAAGCTGAAAAGCAGCGCCCTGCCCGGTTTCGTTTATAAATGTAATATGTCATATGTAGTAATTTGAGTTGTTAAAAAAGCGGATTATTACCGCGAATACACACAATGTACTTTATTGTAGTTTCAATGCAAGTAAAAAGTAAAAAAAAGTTTTATAGCATGCTTGCACGCCCTCGCTCCGCGATGCCATGTTTAGCGCTTAGCAAGATAACAATGGAAGCATGGAGACAATGATTGCGTGCTTGTTGGGAAAAAAGATGTGCGCGTTTAAATGCAAGTTAGTTGCAATTGAAAGTTGCGAGCTGAAAAAGATGTGTGCTGAAAAAAGCATTCCTCGATCCATGCCTAAAAAATGAATATGTACGAAGTATTTATTTGTACTAAGTATATATTTAATCCGGATTGCATTTCATCATTCAATCTTGCGTGCAATTCATACGAAAAACTTGCAAGCTCGGATCTAATTGCATTCAATCCCACTAAACATGCATGGCGTGCAATTTCTAAAAAAAATAACATCATCCAAAAACGTTCTAAATAGTCGCACGCACGGCGCGCATGCGGGGGGGGCGGGGGGTGCGCGTGCGCGCCTGCGTTCTTTCTATATTA